CGCGGGTCGCGCGGCGCCGCCGTGATGTCCTGGCGCGAGGTGGCGTCGAAGATGGCCGTCGGCGACAGCGGGCTGGTGCTGCGGGCGCCTGTCCACTGCGCTGCCTCGGTGCGCGAGCCGTCGTCGATCCACTGCGGGAGGCCGCTGATGCTGTGGAAGCGGCAGTTGCGGAGCGTCGGCACAGTGGCGCCAGTGGCGCCGCCGCGGATCGCGGTCACCGTGTAGTTCGTGAACAGCGAGTCCTCACAGGTGATGACATCGCCGGCCAGCGGGTTGAAGGCCCCACGCCCACCATCGAAGACGCACCGCACTCCGGTGAAGTTGTGCGCGCCGTCCGCATCGCCCGGGATCAGGTAGGCGCTGCCCACGGTGACCGCCACGAACTGCGAATCCCAGGCGGTCGTGGTGATGCTGCCGCCAGCGGCCACGTTGGTGTTGATGGCGACGTTCATGAGGTTGCCGATGTCCTTGCCGCCGACCCGGGCGCGGACGAACTGCAGCCGCTGGGCGCTGTTGGCGCCACCGCCGGTGATGATCCCCTGCGTGGACACGGCACGCTTCGTGGACAGGTGGATGTCTTTGAACTCGTACCCGCCGTTGGCCTCGCTGCCCAGCGTGAACGTGTGGGCCTGGCTGCTGGCCGCCGCCGCGCTGTGCTTCGTGGCATTGATCCCAGCGCCCTCGATCGTCATGAAGCTGGTGGTGTCGGCGCCCGTCAGGTCGGCATTCAGCGCGATCTGCGCGCTGATCGTCTCCTCGAAGTCGCCGGCCGGCAGCATCACCCGGCCGCCCTGCACCACGCGGTTCGATTCGAGCGCGTACTTCAGCGTCTTCCAGGGCAGCCCAGGGTAGAAGCCGCGGTCGGTGTCGGTGTTGTCCACGCCGTTGACAGGATCGACCCAGTACACCGGATGGATGGTGTCCGGCCGCGCACCGCACCAGCGCTTCGTGGCACTGATCGTGAATGCCGCGGTGCCGATCTGCGTGCCCTTGCCCAGCCCGGCCACGCCGAAGGCGACGAAGACCACGTCGCCGATCTGGAACATCTGCGGCGGCAGGTCGGCCGAGTAACTCGACAGGATGCGCTGCACGCCAGTGCGCTCGATCCGGCTGCGGCGCTCGTTGGTGGTCCAGATGCCCAGGCCATAGAAACCGGTCGTCGCACCAGCAGCGCCCGTGATTTCCTCGATGAAGCACTGCGCGCCGGTGCTGAAGGTGGCGACGTAGTAGATCGCGCGGCTGGGGATGGCGCTGATCTTGCCGTCCAGCCGGCTCGGCGCGCTCGACAGGTCGTCGGGCATGCGGAACCAGCCCATGTCGCTCACCGTGTCGGTGGCGGCGGTGTTGCCGTCCGACATCCACCAGATGTAGCCGTCGCGGAAGTCCACGTCCACCGCCCGGCACCGCTGGTTGCCGTACTGGACCGGCACGCCGTTGCTTGCCAGCGTGGCATAGGGCACGTTGCCGATGTCGGCCGAGCCATCCCACAGAATCATGGCCGACTCGGCGTCGGTGTCGCCGACACAGATCAGCACCCGGCCGCTCGGGGTGCGCTTGACCGCATGGATGTGGCGCAGGACGTGGGTGCCTCCGGTGTTCCACCGCAGCGCGGCGCCCCAGGTTGCGCCGTTGTCCGTCGAGCGCCACATGGTCACCAGGTCATTGGTGCCACCATCCGTGCGGCTGCTGTTGACGTTGTACTCGCCCAGGTACAGCACGCCGCCGCCCATGTCGCAGACGTTGCGGTCGGACAGCATCCAGACGCCATTGATCGTGCCGCCAGCCCCGGTGCCGAGGGTCAGCACACTGGCCCAGGTGCTGCCGTAGTCGGTGCTGCGCCAGATGACCATCGACGCCGCGGTCTGCGACGCCTGGCCCACCGCGCACAGCAGCAGGCCGGGGGTCGTGCGCGAGGCCCAGATGGTGCGGATGCCGCGGGGCGCAGAGTCGCCGAACGGGTTGGCGACGACGGTGCGGGCGCGGTCGCTGCGCCGGATGCGAACGAAGTCCAGCGCGTTGGCGCTACTGTGGCCGTAGAGCCAGGTGCCGTCGCCGTTGATCAGGCGATCCGGCCACCAGTCCACCGGCTCCAGCTCGGGCGGCATGTCGTTGGCGATGCTGTCCGCCAGCGCCGTCAGCTTCGGCAGGCGGGCGCCGGAAATCCCATCCGCTGACACCAGGGAGTCCAGCGCGGCTGCCGTCGCGGGCCCGGGCTGACGATAGGGCGCGGGCAGGCCGAAGCTCCAGTCGATCGCGCCACTGCGGCACTCGACGGCCAGCCGCACACTGCCGGTGAACGGGCCGACCTGGGTCGCGCCGCCAGTCATCTGCGTGCCGGAGGTGGGGTTGTTGCCGCTGTCCGGGTACCGCCAGATGACGCCCGTGCCGACCGGCGACGGGAAGGCTGTCAGCACCTGCCCGGCGGCCAGGATGTGGAACTCGCGGTCGCCCGCGCGCAGGATGCTCATGATGCTCAGCCCTCGGTCGTGTCAGCGGCCGGCGCGGCAGCGGCGCGGGCCTTGCGGGTGGTCTTGGCGGCCGGAGCCGGGTCGGCAGTCGCCGACTCGGTTTCGGTGGCAGCGCCGCTGGCGGCCTGCTCCGCGGCCAGTCGCGCGGCCTCGGCGCGGGCGGCCTCTTCGGCTGCTGCCTGCTGCGCGGCAGCCTCTTCGGCAGACAGTCGCGCAGCTTCGGCGGCGCCGTCGTCAGGCTCGGCGAGCAGCTGGTGCACGGCCGGGTCGAAATCGGCCTCGTTGATCAGCACGAAGTCGCCCTGGCCATAGCCCCACGGCTTGACCTTGATGGTGTTCGGTGTGGACATGCTTGCCCTCCTGCATGCGGAATGAAGAAGGCGCCCCCGGCAGTGCATGCCCGGGGCGCCTGGTCAGGCGATCAGCTCGACGCCGATCAGCCCAGGAGCAGCGCGCAGTGCTCCGGCTTGACCATCTTCACGCCCCAGGCGGCGGAGATCTCCATCTGCATCTGGCGGTACTGCGGGTACAGCGCCAGCTCGAAGGACATGCCCGAGCGCGGGTCGGTGACCATCATCCGGTCGACGGCGATGTCGCCCTCTTCCGGCAGCGACGGCAGCCGCGCCGCCAGCACGATGGCGTTGCGGCTGAAGCCCATGCTGCGGACCGAGGTGTTGACCACGGTGATGTTGGTGGCGGCGGCCGGGATGGCGCGGCGCAGGCCCGGCGCGGCCAGCGTGATGGTGCCGCCGTTGCTCACGTCAGCGTCGCCCGATGCCACCACGTACTGGTTGGCGTCGCCCGCGAAGGTGATCACGTCGCCGGCCAGGATGGTGCCGGTGCCGGCCGAGGCCAGCGTGATCACCGTCGCGCCGACGGCGTAGCCGGCGTTGTTGGTGGTGGCACTGGCCGCCGTGCCCTTGGTGAAGGTGCGGATCTGGCCCGACTCGCGCAGCGCCAGGCCCGAGGCGTCGAGCAGCACGCCTTGGCGCAGGATGCTCGCGTCGTTCTGCACGTCGAAGCGGGCCTGCTTGCCGACCATGTTGGCGGCGGCCACGCTGTCCAGCACCAGCGAGCGATCGGCCAGCGGAGCGCCGTTCTCGTTCAGGATCCGACGCACGTTGGCGGCGTCGATGTAGTCGCCGGCGGTGCCGAACGGCGTGGTGCCGGCAGCGCCGGCGGCGCGCGAGGCTTCGGCATGCAGCGCGGCCAGGTCGGCCTCCATCTCGTTGACCAGCGTGCGCATGGCCTGCGAGAACTGGTTGGCGCGGATGTTCTGGTAGCCCGGGCCGCTGTTGGCCTGGCGCTGCTGTTCGCCGGTCCAGCGGATCGGCACGCGGCGCGCCTTGGTCACGCGCACCGACACGTTGCCGATGGTCTGGTTGCCATCATCGGGCGGCGTGACACCGGGCGTGATGTCGCTGGCGGTCGCCGCCGGCGCGACGGGGCTTCGCACATCCTGGTTCAGGGCCGCTCGGGCCGCCTGGGCGTCCAGCGTCACCGACGGGATCATGCCGACCAGCTCGCGGGACACGACGTCGAGCGCCTCGTACAGGTCGGGGATCAGGCCGGTCAGCGTGGTCGACTGCAGCACGCCGCCCCGCGGGGTGGGCATGGTCAGGATGCCGGTCAGGGCGTCCTGCACGAACGCCGCGACACGGGCCAGGGCGCCGATGGGGTTGAGGGCCGCAACGATGGCCATGGCGGCCAGCGCGGCGGTGCGGAAGGAGAGACGGTTGTTTGCCATGATGGCGGTTCCTTTTCAGATGGGGACATGGCCGCATGCGCGGCCGGGGTTGGACCGATCCCCATCCGGGGCCGGGTGCTGGCGCTTCCGCGCCGTGCTCAGTCGACGATCTCGACCTTTGGGTCGGTCGCCTTGGCGCGCTGCTCGGCCGGGCTGAGCTGGCCGAACTGCGCGCGGGTGATCTGGGTCTTGCCGCCGCCACCACCACCACCGCCGCCACCGGCGCCGCCGCCGCTGGCGCCGCTGCCCTTGAGGATCGAGGCCTTGTGCGGGTAGGCGTCGACCAGCAGCTCGAGCGCCTCGTCGAAGTCGGCCGGCTCGCCGTGCCTGGTGCGGCTGAACAGCTGGTTGCCGTTCGCGTCCTTCGCGACGATCTTTCCGTTCTCGATGCCGAAGTGCCGGCCGAAGGCGGCCTGCACCATGTCGGCCGGGATGGCGACCTTGTCGGCGATGAACTTCGAGCGGGCGAAGCTGCCGCCGATCTTCTCGGCGTAGAGCTGCTGTTCCAGCTCGGTCGCCTTCTTCACGATCGGCTCGTACTGCGCCTGCACCGACTTGATCGCCTCGGTCTTGACCTTCTCGACCTCGCCGGCGTCCACCAGCTTCTTGGCGTCGAGGTTGGCGACGACGCCCAGCGCCTTGATGGCGGCCGCCGGGTCCGTGATGCCCTCGTAGGCCTTCAGCGAGCCCTCGGCCTTCTCGGCGCGCTCGCGGTGGCTCTTGGCCTCGCCGTTCAGGCGGCTGATGGTGCCGAGCGTGCTGTCGGCGTCGAAGGGGGCTTCCTTGCCGTCGGCGTGAATGAAGACCGGCAGCTTCGTGCCGTTTACCTCGGTGGTGGCGATCTGGCCGTCGGCCGTGTACTTGAAGGGCATGGTGGTGGGTGGTGGTGTCGCCGGCATCCGCCGACGGGTGGCGCGGCTATCCGGCCGCATGGCGCCCTGCCGCATCCGCGGCGCGGGCATGAGAAAGGCCCCAGGGCTTGCGCCGTGGGGCCTTGTGGTGATCTGGTGCGCCAGCCTGGCGCTACGTCATGGCGGCGCCTTTCTGGCCGCCCTCTTCGCGGCTTCGCACAGGTCGACGGCCGCAATCCGTTCGCGGCCGTTGTCCGCCGCAATCTGCATCCGCTCGCACAGGCGTTCCGCCGCTTCGATCTGATCGGATCGCCTGCGCTGCTCCTGTCCCTCGGGTGTGTCCGGCCAGAACCAGACGCCATAGACCACGGCGGCCACCGGTGCCAGCACCCATGCGGCTCGGATCAGGTTCACGCCAGAACCACCCGCTCGCCCTTGCGATGGCACCCGGCGCAGACATAGGCCTTCGTGCCGCCCTTGACCTTGCCGCCCTGCACCGTCGCACCGGTGACGGTCACCAGCACCTCGCGCCCCGCGCACCGCGGGCACTGCAGCATCTCGGCCGGCTTCGCCGCGCGCTGGCGCCGCCTGACTTCCTCGGCGGGCGTGTCAGGCGCTGGCGTTCCGGGAATCAGGTGCAGCGGCACGCGCCGATGCTACAGCCCCGCCAGCTTGAACGCCGCCGCGTCGCGCGCCCTGAGCTCATCCAGGGAGAGCACGCGCCCCTTGTCGTTGTAGAACGCGGCCAGGTCCATCCCGCCGCGCCGCATCAGCGCGCCGCGCGTGGCGCCCAGCACCTGATCCTGCCGGGCCGCCGGCTGCCGCTTGATCCAGGCCGCGAAGGTCGTGTCCTCCGGCACCTGGCCGTCCATGCTGGCCCGCGTGCTGGCCGGCGCATCGTCCATCTGCAGGCCCAGCTCAGCCCACGACTTCACCACCGGGACCGCCATGCTGCGGCACTGCCAGTGCGCCCTGCCCGGCCCGCCGAGCCACGGCAGCTTGTGCCCGATCGGCTGGTAGGGGCTCACGGGCCGGTACTGCTTCCCGTCCCGGATGCGGCAGATCTCGCTGGTGCGCGTGTCGAGCGTCGCCGTCCAGACCTGCGCCTTCACTAGGCTGTCGTTGGCCTCGTAGAACTTCTCCCGGACATAGCCGGCCGTGTGGCTGACCGCCGTCCGCACAACCGCCTCCGCGCCGCGACGGTCGATCTCGATCAGCCCGTCGCGGTAGGCCCGGGCCCGCGTGCCGCGGATGCGCTGCACGATCTGGGCGATGCTCTCCTGCTGCACGTAGCCCTGCCGCACCGCGTCGCGCACGCGCACCATGCGGGCCTCGCCGATGTCCTGCGCCCACTCGCGCAGCAGCCGGCCCTGGAACGGCCTGGCCATCGCCGCGGCGAACACCTGCTCGACTTGCACGGCGGCCACACCCACCCGGGTGACGACCTGCGGCGGGATGGTCGCCTCGAACAGCTCCAGCTGGTGCCCCGCTTCGTAGGCGGCCAGCGCGCGCAGCTCAGCGGTCAGCTCGCGCTCGACGGCCTGATAGGCGGCGAGGTTCAGCGACCGCACGCTGGCCAGCAGCGCGTCGATGCGCTCCACAGTCGCCTGCGAGGCGGGCAGCCCGTCAAGGGCGGCCGTCAGCCTCGCCGCGAGTTCGGCATCCGAGCGATTCAGGACGCCGATGATCCTGGCGACCAGCCCGTTGGCGAACTGCTGCAGGTCGACGGCGTGGCCTACCGCCGCGTCCTGCAGTTGCTCATTGACCCGCGCGGCCACGGGTCACCGGCCTGACCTCGACCTTACCGCGCAGCGTGATGTGCACGAGCGGCTTCCCTTCCTCGTGCACATGCACAAAGCCGCGTCGCTCGTCTGCGTACAGAACGCGGCCGATCAATTCACCGTTGAGGTAGACCTCGCGCGGGCCGCGGCCGTCATCGGAGCGGTGGACCCACGGAACATTGGGCTTCATTGCGCGCCTCCTGCACCGCCGCCGTCCGGGTTGTTCAGCGTGCCCAGCGGCGGGCCCTGATCCTGCAGCCGCTGCAGCTCCTCGGTCTCGTCGACGTCCGCTCCCAGCACACCGCGCCGGCGCATCTCGCCGCGGAATGTGGCCGCGCTCACGTAGCCCGCGTCCGCAGCGCGCAGCAGCAGGTCGGCCGATGCCTCGGCCAGGCTGCTGACGCCGAAGTCGTTGAAGATCGTCACGGTGCCGCCGGCCGGGAGGCGCGCGTACTTCGCCACCAGGTCGAGCGCCGCGTTCAGCGCATCCTGCAGATCCAGCGTGATGCGCTGCAGCGCGCACATGCCGACGGCGTTCTCGGTGTTGGTCTGCGTGGCTGTCACCTGGCCGGGCTTGATGACCAGCAGCTCGGCGCCAGCCTGGCGCATGCGCTCTTCCAGTGCGTCGAGGTCTTCCTTGCCGGCGCCGATGGCCGCGCCGCTGTGCTCGACCCACTTGGCATCGGCGTCCGGCGTCTTGGCATTGATGCCGCTCGACGCGCCGAGGGTGATGCTGACGTCGTCGCCCAGCATCTTGGCGAAGAACACCGGCACGCGGGCGACATGCAGGATCGTCTGCTGATCGCTGGCCGACTGCCAGTGCGCGACGTTCAGGTGCGCCACCTCGAGCAGCGGAGGACGCGCGGCCATGAAGCCGGTGCGCTCGCCGTAGAACGGGACGAACGGGATCACGTCCAGCGTCGTCGTGCCGCTGTCGTAGAGCACAGCCTCATCCCAGCTCTTCTCGGTCGGCCTGCGCCAGACCTCCCATGCGCCTGGCGTCAGCACACGCACCTGTTCGACGTCGACCGTGCCCCATTCGCCGTCGTCCTCTTGGACCGTTTCCAGGAACCGGAACTGCGTCAGCACTGTGGCACCGTTGCGCCGCTGGGTGCGCCAGCCCAGGATCTGGCCCGGCTTGATGTGCACAAGGTAGGGTCGCAGCTGCTGGGCCTGCTCCTCAGCCTGCGTCAGCGGTCGCTCCCCCTCGGCGCGCCGCACGACCGGATACTCCACCAGGATGCCGCCCAGGCCGAAGCCCAGCGCGGTCTGCATGCAGTAGGCCGCGAAGGCATGCAGGTTGCGGCCCTCGCGGTCGGCGTCCTGCATCCACTCGACGATCTGGGGCGCAGCGTTGTCGCTGAGCTGCAGCGGCTTGGAAAACGGCTTGCCGGTCAGCGTCAGCACGGTGCGCGCGAAGGCGGGAAACAGCACCGCGGTGGCCAGGCGCGCCTTGTAGCTCTTCTCCTCCTCGGCCGGCCACTGCGGGAGGTGTCGCTTGCCGGCGGCTCGCATGGCCCGCGTGCCGCCCAGCAGGTCGGCGCACAGCTGCCAGTCGGCAGCCATGTGGTCGACGGCCGGCGATGTGGATGCGACGGTTTTGGCCATGCTGGGGTGCTTTCTCAGGCTCGCAGGCTCGCGACCACCGCGGTGGGCTTCTTGATCGGCCAGCTGTAGACGAGGCGGTAGCCGCCGGCGTCGTTGTGGTGGTCGTGGCCCGTGGACTTGTCGGGGTCGCCGTGCTCGTCGTAGGCCTGCTGTTCCAGTGCGTCGGTGAAGTGCGGGCAAGCCTGCGTGTTGACCTTCAGCCGGCGCTGGCCCTTGTCGTTCAGGATCAGCGCGTTGACCGCGTTGACCCGGTCCTTCACCGCCGGGTTGTGGCTGTTGACCTTCACGCTGAAGCCGGCCTGTCGCAGGATGGACAGGTCCGACTCGCTGGCGTTCTTCGAGCTGGTGTTCTGCCCGCTGGCGTCCGGGTAGACGATGACCGTGTGCGGCGCGGCCTTGCCCACGATGTAGCGCTCGCGCAGCAGCCGGGCCATCGTCGGCGTGTCGCGCACGTTGGCGAGCTCTCCGACTGCGTGCGGGTCGTTGTTCCGGTCGACGAAGACCACCGCGGCCATCTTCAGGACGTTGAAGTCCATCCCGACGTGCAGCGTCTCTCCTTCCTGCGGCAACGTGTCGCAGCCGTTCAGATCGCGGTCGAAGTCGGCGTAGACGCTGCCGCTGGCCAGGTTGACGAACAGCCCGCGCAGGTAGGCGCGGATCAGCTGCCGCGGGTAGCTGGCGCGCAGGCTGTCGATGTAGTCGTCGGGGAGGTTCGCCTCGTTGTCATAGGTGCTGGCCTGCACCATCCCGTAGAGATTGGCCAGCGCCGGCCGGGCCCGGACGTCGCGCACGAAGGTCTGCCAGACGAACCGGAACCCCTCAGGCGTCGTCGTGATGTCGATGCCGTTGCGCAGACCGTCGCGCTTGTAGCGCATGCGGCCGATGATCTTGCGCCAGGCCACCGCCGCCTTGTCCGGCTTCAGCAGGTCCAGCTCGTCGACCTGGGCGTGCCCGATCTTGAAGCCGACGATGTCGGCCGGCTTCTCCAGGCTGCGGCAGATGATGGTCGAGCGGTACTGCTTCCCGCCGAACAGGTGCACCTCCTTGTTCGACTCGTGCACCCTGGCGCGCAGGCCCCAGTCATGCGCTACCTCCTCGATCGTCGGGTAGAAGATGTCGCGGATCAGCGGGAATGTCGGCGCGAAGTACCCGGCGTTGACCCGCGGCCACTCCAGCGCGTGCCTGCAGTGCGCGGCGGCGCCGCTCCAGGTCTTTCCGGCGCCAAACCCGGCGACGTAGGCCCGGTACTTGTGGGGCAGCGCCAGGAACCGCGCCTGCGGCTCATTCAGCGTCGGCATCGTCCGGCCGCTTGCGGGCGCTCTTGACCTCGACCGTGACCTTCACGGGCATCGGCACGTCGTCGTCGTCGATCGGCTCGGGCTGCGAGCGCCAGCGCGCCGGCTGCCGGTTGCGCAGCCAGATGCTGGCCGCCTGGGTGTCGGGCGGGTAGTGCCGAGTCACCCGCGTCTTGATGACCGTGCCCTGCCAAGCGTTGATGATGGTCTCGGCATGGCTGTAGCCAAGAGCGCGGTGGTGCAGGCTGGCGGCCACCTGGGCATCGGCCAGCGTCTTCCCCTCACGCAGGGCAGCGGCGAACTCGGGATGCTTGAGCTTCCAGAGGTTGACCGTCGACTTTGTGACATCCCAGACCTTCGCCATCTCGACGTCGGTCAGGCCCAGCAGCGCCAACTCGCGCGCCTGCTTCAGCAGCTTGGCGTCGAACTTGGTCGGGCGCCCGGTGCGCTTCTGCTGCGCCGGCTCGGCTTGCGCTCTCGCCATACGCTTCTCCCGCCTCGGCATCCACCGCGGCAAGGCGCCGGCATCCGCCGGCGGAACGGGACCATCAGACTCACGCGGGCGGCCGTCCGGCCGCGCTCCGCGCTGGTCCCCGCTGTTCGCCCTCTCACCTGGTCCCGGGAGTGCGCCGGGCGAAGCATGGGCGCGGTACTGCCACCGCGCTCCCGGCCCAGGCCGCCGGTGTCGTCAGAAACGACGAAGCCCGCTCGGTGGCGGGCTTCAGGTGTCCGGGCACAGCGGCGCTTCTCTTTGCGCCGTTGGTCCCGTGGGATGCGCGATTGTAGGCACGCGCTGGCTGCGCGCGTCAATGGCGCCGCCGCGGCTCCACGGTTACGGTTGCGCCAGCAACCTCGGCGACGCGCATCGACACTCGCCTCTGTGGCTGGCCGGAACGTCGCAGCAAGCGCCACAGCAGAAGGCGCCACCACCTACGATCCGGCAGGTTCATGCTGATGACGTAGCCGGTGTTCAAGCAGTGGCCGTGCGCCGTGATGGTGGTCTTGAAGTTGTCCATCGGTATCCTCAGAGATCGAGTGTACGAGCGAGGGCGCGCATCGCCGCAGGCCCGGCAAAGGCCAGCTCGCGCTCGACCTCTGCGACCAGCCAGCGGGCCAGCTCCAGCCGGATCAGCGGGACCTGGCGGTCCAGCCGGATCCGGCCATCGCCGCGGCATGCCGGGCAGGCGGTGTCGCCCAGCGTGGTCGTGCCCGGGATCAGCAGCACGCCATGCCCGCCGCATCGCGCACACGTGCCGTGCCGGTACCAGGCGAGCACTGCCCGGCCCAGGTCTTCGGCCTCGCTGCGGCCGCACTCGTTGCCCATCCGGTAGGCCTTGCCGACGGCCTTGTCGGCGAGGATGCGCACGACGTCGGCGCTCGCGTGGTTGTCGCCGGCCAGCAGCCGCATCAGCGCGACGCCGAGAGGCACGCGCCGGGCGGCCAGGCCGGCGGCGCCGAGCACGTCGCTGTCGCTGGCGGTGGTCTCCGGCTTGCTGCCGAGGTTGCTGCTGTGCACAGCGGTGGAGTAGCGATCGACGATCTTCATGGGGTGGCGTGCGCCTTCTGCTCGGGGGGATGGTCGTGCTGCCACCACGCCCAGACCATGCGGCGGGCGGCGGCGTAGTCGGTGGTCGGCATGGCGCGCTGGATCGCGTCGCGCAGCGGGTCCGGGTCGCGCTTGCCGCGTGGGTGCAGGGCTTCGAAGGCAGGTAGGCTGCGGGCGACGGCCCTGGCGCAGCAGTCGGCGCACTCGTACCGGTACCCGCACCACAGCCCGGCGCGCGAGCGGTCGCAATCGCTGCAGGTCGTCGTCACCGCTGCTGCTCCTGGCGCACCGACTGCACGCGGTAGGTACTGCCCAGCACCGGCACCAGGTCGCCCGGCTTGAGGTCGATCGGCAGCGGCAGCTCGTCGCGCCGGCGCTCGTCCCAGCGGAGCTCGACGGGCGACCAGTTGCCGCGGCCAGGCGGGACCAGCACGGCGACCATCACCGCAGCCCCTCCGGCGCGTCGTGCACACGCGGCTGCGGCGCTGTCGCGTCGGCGTACTGCACCGAGGTGAACCAGCCGCAGCGCCCGCCTGGGCCGCGGGTCTCGACGCTGAAGTCCATCACCGGGCGGCCCGGCTCGTGCGGCGCCAGCCCGCGGGCGCAGCTGCTGGCCTGCATGCAAGGCTTGGCGCGCGTCGAAGGGCAGCGCGCGGCGCCGGTGGCCAGCGGGATCGGGCGGCGGATCACGGCCGGCCCTCGTTGATCATGTTGCGGACGCGGATCAGCCGGATCGTGTCGGCCTGCATCTGCCGCAGTTCCTGCAGCGACACCTCGACGGTCGACCAGCGGTGGCGGCAGGCGCTGTTCAGGCAGGCGCGCCGCCGCTTGCCGTCGCGCGTCTCCAGCACCTCGCTCTCCGACTTGCAGCGGGGGCACTTCATGCCCGCTCACCCTGCAGCCAGTGCGCCAGCAGCACCGCGTCCGCCCGGTTGTGGTGCTTCTTCAGCTTCAGGTCGGCGGCCAGCGACGGGTACAGCGTCAGGGCCAGCTGCCGGCCGGCGTCCTTGTCCTTGCCCAGCAGGCCGAAATGCCGCTTCCAGGTCTGCGGGTGCACCGTCTGCAACTCGATTCTGGCGATGTCGGCAACCGCCTCCACGATCCCGCGGCTGCGCATGATGCTGCCCTGGCTGTGCATGGTGTTGCCGTGGGCGCCGCCGTTGCCCAACGGCCGCGCCTGGATGTCCTCGATCAGCAGCATGGCCTGCGAGCCGTCCGGTGGGCAGAGTGAGCGCAGCGCGACGATCAGCCCCCGGCCGTCGATGCGCCGCGTCTTCCCGGCGGGCAGCGTCGGCAGGTCCATCACCTGGGCCGCGCCGTAGCTGTTGACGGCGGCCAGCGCGCCGGTCAGGCCGATGTCGATGGCCAGCGCGATCACAGGCCAGCTCCCAGCGCGAACACGCTGGCCTGCGGCACAACCCGCTGACGCTTGGTGCTGTTGAGGTGCAGACCGAGGCGGATGCTGCGCAGCGTCTCGGACCGCAGCTTGAATCGCGCCTGCACGTCCTTCTGCAGCATCCCTTCAGCGAACAGCGCCTCGATCTGCCGCACGACATCGGGCGGCGTTGCGGTCTTCGCGCCGCTGGCGGTGTTGATGGCCGCGCGGCGCGGATCACCCCGGAACTGGCC